CACAAAAGACGGTGTAACCGTTGCGGAAAGCGTAGTCTTATACGATCCGGTTGAAAACATGGGTGCTACACTAATTAAGGAAGCGGCTCGCAATACAGTAAGAGAGGCTGGTGACGGTACTACCACCGCTACAGTACTAGCTGAAGCTCTTATAGAATCTATTGACTCTGCCGTCGCTGCAGGGTTATCAATCAGACAAATTAAAGATGAAGTTAATACATGTTTAGAAGAAGTTATAAGTACATTAACCGACTCAGCTGTTGAAGTAAAAGGGGATATGCTTGAAGCTGTAGCTTCTATTTCTTGTAATAACGATCAAGAGTTAGGTAGTATTATCGCTGAAGCTTACGAAACTGTTGGTAAGCACGGAGTAGTACTAATGGAAGAGAGTGAATCTGAAGATACTTACGTTGAGGTTGTTGATGGTGCTCAGTTTGATTCTGGTATAACTTCACCACATTTTATTACTAATACCGATAAGCATACTGCTGAATTGGATAATCCATACGTGTTGACGGTAATATCTGAAATACCTAACATTAGAAAAATTCAAGGAGTATTAGAACATGTTATTAAGGCTAACCGAGCCCTACTTATCGTAGCACCAGTGTCACAGCAAGTAAAATCGGCACTGTTAATGAACAAAGTTAAAGGTAATATAAAAGTTAACATCGTTGACCCACCAGGTTTTGGGCCTACACGCAAGGATGCTATAGAGGATTTATCTATATTAACTGGTTCTACTGTCATTAACGAAGAATTAGGTGATGATTTAGATTTAATCACACCTGATAGTCTAGGTGAGGCTGAGTTTTCGGTTACAAACGATAAGAATACGGTTATCACTCTAGAAGGTATGACTCAAGAGCTAGAAGATCGTATTGATGAGCTTAATACTAAGATCGTAGAAGAGCAAAACGGGTTTATTAAAAAGAAACTCGAGCAAAGGTTAGCTACTCTATCTGGTAGCGTTGGTATAGTTAAAGTTGGAGCAAACTCTAAGGTGGAGTTGAAAGAGAAGAAGGATAGAGTTGAAGATGCTATCTACGCTACTAAAGCAGCTCTGCAAGAAGGTATAGTAGCTGGTGGTGGTGTAGCACTACTCAATGCTTCTCAAAAAATTTTTTCCACCCAAGGTGGACAAGTTCTTCTATCAGCTCTAAGGTCTCCTTTTGAAACTATATTAGATAACGCAGGGTTTGAACTTAAAGCTGACCCAGAGGAGTTAGGAATTGGTTTAGATGTGGTAACAGGAGATCAAGTTGATATGATCAATGCAGGAATTATAGATCCTGTACTAGTTACTAAAACCGCATTGAAAAACGCTGTGAGTGTAGCGCTTACTGTGATGTCTGCTGATTGTGTAATCTCAAATATTAGAGCTAATGAAAGCAATTAATGATTATATAGTAGTTGACCAATTAAAAGAAGGTCCTAAAAAAGTCGGTGGGTTATTACTCACTGACACTACAGACTCTGACAATAGGTACAAGAAGGCTAAAGTAATATCAGTAGGAAACTTAGCGGACATAATTAAAGAAGGTAGTATGGTAATGTACGATAAGCACGCCGGGCACAATATTACATATGAAGAATCTCTATATAGAGTTATAAAGCTTAGAGATATAGTATTAGTAGAGTGAGAGTAGAAGATATAAAAGATGCTAAGTTGTTCAAGTACTACAGGGTAGTTAGGAAGTGGGCTTGTAAACAGAACGGTATAACCGACGCTGAATTAGAGTTACTTATATATCTGAATTGTTTAGAGAGATTTACTAGAGACGAGTTTATAAATGGTACTTATATATACTCTTGGGACAAGACTAGATGGGATAGATTACGTAAAGAAGGTTGGATAGATGTTTGGAGACATAGAAATAGAACTACGATAAAGTATTCTATATTTAAAACATCGTTTAAATGTAATCTACTAATAAATAAGATATACAAAATATTACTAGGTGAAGAAGATATACCCATGAAGTCTAGTAATGTATTTTACAAAAATAAAAGTTATACAGATAAAGTCATGAATAAGTCTATTGATGACATGATTAAAGATTCAGAAAGATAAGATATGATTGGAAATTTATTAGGAGGTTTATTCGGTAAAATAGTAGACAATGCAGATGAAATCCTCGACAAAGTTATCACTACAGATAAGGAACGTGATGAAGCTAAGTTCAAGCTTAAGCAAATTTTACTCGAAGCAGAGCGTGAAGCGTTTAACAAAGAAGTCGAGGACAGGAAGGATGCTAGAGATTTGTATAAGGACGACGCGGTTATTCAGAAGATATTAGCTACTTTATTTACGGTAGCTTACTTCGGTTTAACTTACACTATGTTTAAGTATTTCGTTCTCAACACACTAGAGCTTAGCGACTATGAAATAGGTTTCATTAGTACAGTGTTTGGTGCTATGAGTGCGAAAGTAAATACCATCGTAGACTTTTTCTTCGGTGGATCAACAAAGAAAAATAACAATTAAATAAAATAAAATGGCAAAGAAAAGTAAAGTAGTAGATTTAAAACCTAAAGTAGATAAGGTATCAGAAGAACATTTGAATCAGCTTAAACAAGCAGTTAATACTTTAAATAGTATTCAATTTGAAATAGGTAAAATAGAAGCTCAAAAGCATTCATACTTACATAAATTATCTTCAGTTCAAGACGGTGTGAAAGCATTGCAAGATATGTTAGTTGAAGAGTATGGTACTTTTGACGTGAACTTACAGACTGGCGAATTAAATACTTCTAACGATGAATAGTAGTGTTATAAGAAAAATAACTATAGGTAAGGACTATAAAAGCGATTCAATGCACTACGCTGTAGGGCAGAACGTTTATGGTGGTCATACCATATGTGACATTCTAGAAGAGGAAGATAAATACTCTATATACATATCTAAAGGTGATGTTACTATACCATGGAAGGACTTTAATAAAAACATGGCCATATCTGTAGAATATAATTTAGAATATTAATGAGACCTGTTTTAGATTGTATAGTACAACCACTAGGTAGTAGATACAACAATTCTAAAAAAATAGGTGAAAAACAATTGATATTAAATACCGAAGTTTTCAATCACCAATACATAAATAACGAAGCTCTAGTTACCTCTATACCGATGCATAATCCTAACAATCTAGCGGTTGGGGATATTATTGTTATTCATCACAACGTTTTTAGAAGGTGGCATAACATGAAAGCCGTTGAGAAGAACGGTAGAGGTTTCTTGAGTGAGGATGAGTATTTAGTCTCACCCGACCAAATATATATGTACAAAAGAGATGGTTGTTGGAATTGTTTACCTGGTTATACTTTTGTCAAACCATTGAAGAGTGTAGATAATCTATCTTCAGACATAGAAAGACCATTAGTTGGAGTAGTTAAGTACTCAGATGGTAACTTCTTACCAACTCAGTTAGTTGGATTTTCACCTGGCGATGAGTTCGAGTTCATAATCGAGGGTCACAGGCTTTATAGAGTTATGAATAAATATATTAATATCGAATATGAATATAAAGGAGACGAAGAAGAATATAATCCAAGCTGGGCATAAAGCTGTTGAAGAACTAATTAAGGTCGCTAAAGAAGCTATTGTAGATTCAGATGACGATATTTCTGCTGACAGATTGAAGAACGCTGCTGCTACTAAAAAGCTAGCTATATTCGATGCTTTCGAAATACTAAACAGAATACAAGAAGAAGAAGATCTACTAACTGGCAAAGAAACTTCAGAGGCTAAATCTAGCTTTAAGGGTTTCGCTGAAGGGAGGTCTAAATAATGTATAAGCAAAACTTAGTTAAAACAGTAGAACCTATAAAGGTTAATACTTTAAATAGACTTAATAAATCTAAGTCTTGGGAGTATGGTTACAATAAAGAGAATGACGTTGTAGTAATATCTAGAACTGGACAAATTGGTGAGGTGTTGGAGATTCAGGGCTTAAAGATAGCCCTACCTCTAACACCTAAATCTATTTATAGTGCTGGTAAAATTAAAGATCAAAAATGGAAAAGGTTTGATGAAAATCCAGACTTTAAAAAAATACAAACAGTTTTCGATTGGCAGGAGTATCCTGAAGAGTTTAAAGAAACTCATTACCCGTACATAGATCAAGAGTTTAAGCGTAGGGATGAAGGTTTTTGGTTCATGAATAAAGGTGTACCAACTTATATAACCGGTTCCTACTATATGTATCTGCAGTGGAGTAAGATAGATGTAGGCGCTCCAGACTTCCGCGAAGCCAATAGGTTATTTTTCATATTCTGGGAAGCTTGCAAAGCAGATAAGAGATGTTATGGTATGTGCTATTTAAAGAACCGTAGATCTGGTTTTTCGTTCATGAGTTCGGCTGAAACCGTTAACTTAGCTACTCTAGCAAGTGATAGTAGATTTGGGATATTATCTAAATCTGGTGGAGATGCTAAGAAAATGTTTACCGATAAAGTAGTACCCATTAGCTTTAATTACCCCTTCTTTTTCAAGCCTATACAAGATGGTATGGATAGACCTAAGTCAGAGCTAGCTTACAGAGTTCCGGCTAAGAAGTTTACCAGAAAGAAGATGAAGCAGAAAGAGGAGATGGATGACTTGGAAGGTCTCGATACTACCATTGACTGGAAGAACACTGGTGATAACAGTTATGATGGTGAAAAATTAGCATTACTAGTTCATGATGAAAGTGGTAAGTGGGAGAAACCAGATAATATTAGGAATAACTGGAGGGTAACTAAAACTTGTTTACGTTTAGGTAGTAGGATTATTGGTAAGTGCATGATGGGTTCCACCTCTAATGCTTTAGATAAAGGTGGTCAAAACTTTAAAGACTTATATAAGAACTCTGATGTAGGTAGTAGGAATAAAAACGGTCAAACTAAATCTGGCTTGTATTCACTATTCGTACCAATGGAGTGGAACTACGAAGGCTTTATTGACGAGTATGGTCAACCTGTCTTCAACACTCCAACCGAAAAAGTATTAGATCCTCACGGGGATATTATAGAATACGGAGTAGTGGACAACTGGGAGAACGAAGCAGAAGGTCTTAGAGATGACCAGGACGCACTCAATGAATTTTATAGACAATTTCCCCGTACTGAAGAACACGCTTTCAGAGATGAGACAAAACAAAGCTTATTTAATCTAATAAAGATATATGAGCAGATAGATTACAACGAAGGAAATAGAGATTCATCAGTAACCAACAGAGGTAACTTCCAATGGGAAGGTGGTGTTAAAGACACTAAGGTTGTTTTCAATCCAGACCCTAACGGTAGGTTCGAAGTAAGTTGGGTACCTAATATCAGTCTTCAGAATAGTGTTGTAATTAAAAACGGTATAAGGTACCCGGGTAATGAACATATGGGAGCTTTTGGTTGTGACTCGTATGATATATCTGGTACTGTGGATAATAAAGGATCTAAAGGAGCTTTACACGGTTTAACCAAGTTCTCAATGGAAGACGCTCCAGCTAATACTTTTTTCTTAGAGTATTTAGCTAGACCACAAACTGCTGAGATATTTTTCGAAGACGTTTTAATGGCTTTGGTATTTTACGGTATGCCAATACTAGCGGAGAATAATAAACCTAGGTTGCTATACTACTTACGTAGAAGAGGTTACAGAGGTTTTAGCATGAATAGACCTGATAAGGTCTGGAATAAGCTATCGGTAGCTGAAAAGGAAGTAGGTGGTATACCTAACTCTAGTGAAGATATAAAGCAAGCTCACGCAGCTGCTATAGAGATGTATATAAATGATCACGTTGGTGTGACATCAGAAGGCACTTATGGTGATATGTACTTTAACACAACGCTCAATGATTGGGCAAAATTTAATATAAATAATAGAACTAAGTTTGATGCTTCTATTAGCTCAGGTTTAGCAATTATGGCTTGCAATAGGCAGATGTACGCACCTAATCCTCAGAGAAAGAGGGAGTCTTTAAATATTATGGTATCAAAGTACAATAACGATGGTTCTAATTCAAGAATAATTAATAGATAAAATATGACAGAGTCTGTTGTAAACTTCCCGTCACAAGCGGTTAGTGATTTAGAGAAAATAACACCTGAGTATGGACTCAAGGTGGGTAGAGCTATTCAAAGTGAATGGTTTAATGGTAACAACTCAAAATATTCTAACAACCTAAACACGTTTCACAAACATAGGTTGTACGCCAGAGGTGAGCAACCTGTAGAAAAATATAAAAACGAACTATCAATAAATGGAGATCTTTCTTACTTAAACTTAGATTGGAAGCCAGTTCCTATAGTATCTAAATTTGTAGATATAGTGGTTAATGGTATGTCTCAAAGAAGTTACGAGGTTAATGCTTTTTCTCAAGATAGTTATGGTATAAGTAAGAGAACTGAGTATATGGAATCTATACTTAGAGATCTTCAAGCTAAAGATTACAACAATATAGTTGAGCAAGGGTTTGGCGTTAATTTATACGAGAATGATAAAGAAACTTTACCGGATTCCGAAGAAGAACTATCTTTACATATGCAGCTTAACTACAAGCAAGCAGTTGAGATAGCTGAAGAGCAAGCCATAAACACTTTATTTGAAAACTCTGACTATGAGTTATCTAAACGTAGAGTGTTAAATGATTTAGTAACTATAGGTATAGGTGCTACTAAGACGGAGTTTAACCTATCGGATGGCGCTCAAGTAAAATACGTAGACCCAGCTAACTTAGTTTACTCTTACACAGAGTCTCCTTACTTCGATGATATATACTACGTTGGAGAGGTTAAAGAAATACCTATAAATGAATTAGTTAAAGACTTCCCAGAGTTAACTGAAAGTGACATAGAATATATAACAGAAAACTCCAACAATATAGCTAACCCTAGAAGTAACGCTGACGTAAACAAAGTCCATATACTATACTTTAATTACAAGACACATAAGAACGAAGTTTACAAACTAAAAAAGACTGGCACGGGTGCTGACAAAGTAATAAGGAAGGACGATACGTTTAACCCTCCGTCAGAGTTAGCTGGTGAGTTTAGTAGATTGGATAAAGTACAAGAGTGTTTGTACGAAGGTGTTTTAGTGCTTGGTACTGACAAATTGCTTAGGTGGCAGATAGCGGAGAATATGCTACGCAGCAAATCTGACTTGGGCAAAGTTAAGATGAACTACAGTATAGTAGCGCCTAGAATGTACGAAGGTAGAATACAGTCTATGGTTGGTAGGATAACTGGGTTTGCTGATATGATTCAGATAACTCACTTAAAACTACAACAAGTATTAAATAGAATGGTACCAGACGGAGTGTACTTAGACGCTGATGGTTTAGCCGAAGTTGATTTAGGTAACGGTACTAATTACAACCCACAGGAAGCTTTAAATATGTTCTTCCAAACTGGTAGTGTTATAGGTAGATCTTTCACTTCTGAAGGTGATATGAATCCAGGTAAAGTGCCGATTCAACAAATACAAAATGGTAGCGG